AAGCTCCTTTTATCATAATGCTCCAGACCCTACTCATAGTATAAATAGTTCTACTGAAATAAGAAACGATGGAAGACCAATGGGACTGGTACTATCAGACTATAATAGAGGTTTACTAAATAGGCAAAGCTATGCCGAGCCCATAACGTATCCTTTTGAATTCTGCGTAGTGGACTCAAAAGAACGCACTATAAATATAGACCTATTTAAAAGTTCTAAACTTAAAATTTGGCATGCCACAGGCAATGAGTATTGTTCAGAATTTGCTAAGAACTTTGACTGGGTTTACCACACTAATGCAGAAGGACCAGTACTGATAACCAGCGGAGACAATGACATGTCTCTGCACCCCATTTGGGTACCCGATACTAAAGTTATAAATACCTGTGGCGCAGGCGATACTTTTACCGCAGCCATAGCTAGTTATCTTACAAAAATAAATCAAGAAAGACTCACAGAAGAAGATCTTCTTCAAGCTGGAGCCTTTGCTATTGCGTGTTGTCAAGAAGTTATTACTAAACCATACACCTCAATAACAAACCATAAATTGGATGAAACATGTACATAACAAATGTAAATGAAGTGCTACCCCTACTGAGGGGAAAGCTCAAAGAATATTTGTCAATTAAATTAGGTGTTCGCTCCAATGCGCGTAAAATACAATGCTTTGTTCACAACGATGAAAACCCTAGTATGTATTTTAATCCAAAGGCTAACGATGAACTTGTTAAATGCTTTAGCTGCGGATGGAATGGAGATATTTTTGCAGCTGCAGAACATATAGAAAATCTGCCAAGTTCAGGTCCTACCTGGATTACAGAAACTATTCCGCACCTATGCAAGCTTCTAGAGATCCCTATAAAATTGGGAGAACCATCTACTATCGAAAGAGAGAAGATGACTTTCTATAAGCTTGCTCAAGACATCACTGATATCTTGTTAGAAAACAGTCCTGAAGATATAGAGTATCTTAAAACTAGAAATTGGGAACAAGACTCAATTGCTATTGGAACCATCAGTGAAGATATCCTAATATCTAAACTGGTTAAACTTGGCTGGGACTCCGGAGATATTAATCGCTCTATGCTAATCCGAACGAAGAATTTTTCTTTCTTCGGAGAAGATAAAATCACTTTTGTGATTAAAGATTATAGACGGAGACCTATCGGATTTATTACCAAGCCACTTAATGATACAGATACTAGGAAGTATATAAACTCAGCAGAAAGCCCAATCTATGAAAAAAGCAAAACTCTATTAGGAATAGACAGTGCTCTTACTGAAGCAAAGAAACACGGCCTCTATGTAGTAGAGGGACCTGGTGATCTAGCTCAGCTCCATAGGCTTGGCATATATAATTCTGTAGCAGTATGTGGTACCGCTTTTACAGAGCACCATTTACTTCTGCTGAAAAGCTTAGGCATACGAAGAGTATTCCTAAACTTTGATTGGGACAATGCGGGGCACATAGCAACTCAAAGAGTACTAGAGAATGTTCTTAAAGCTACAAGCGGAATAACTGCATACATTGTCGTTTCTCCATCAGATAGCTTTGAAAACTATAATGATTTTCCAAAAGATCCTGATGAATATCTAAAGAATACTAAAGATCCAAATGAATACTTAGAGCTAACTAAGGTAACAGCTTTTGAATGGCAACTTGCTCAAGCTTCAGATAATGATTCTCCAGACATTATCTGTCGAAGAATGATTCCAATCATTGCTTCAGAGGAAGCAGCTGTAAAAAGAGAGATCCTTATAAAGACCCTCTCAGATTTTACAAACATGTCATTCCAAGCAATAGCAACCGATGTTAGTGCACTAAGAAGTGACAAGTTTGCTAAAAGAAGAGAGAACCTGGTTACTACGGCAGAACAATATATTCAAGAAGTAGGAGAAGATCCTGACAATATCATGGCTTATCTTGCTCAACATGAAAAGCGTATTGAAAAGATAGAAAAAGAATTCAATAGAAATACTGTTGGTATAAATTATCAACTAGCAAGGTATGAAGCAACGCAAGAAAATAGATTGAACCTAGACAATGAAGCCAGTATGAGTACCTTTAAAATGAATTATTTTTCAGAATTCGAAAATGGTATGTCTGGTGGAATGAACTGGGCTAGTGGCTGCTTAATGTATGTCGGAGGAAGAGCTAACAGTGGTAAAACAGCAACAGTACTAGCGCTAGGATGTGACATTGCTATGTCTGATCCCAATACTACTGTAATCATTCATTCGACAGATGACAGTTACGAACAAATAGAACCAAGAATAAAATCTAATTTGTTTGCAATGTCAGAGCCAAATGGAGTGAAACTAAGTATTGGAATGATAGTTCAACCTAAAGTTTATCTATCTTCAAAGTCTAAAGCGTTTCACACTGCTTATGAAAATGCTGGAATTCTATTAAAGACTCTACTAAATGAAGAAAAACTTGTTATAATAGATGCTGAAGACGGATCAACGTTAACAGTACTTGAAAGACATTTACGCTACTATAGATCAAGATATCCAGGTAGAAAGATAATGGTAATCTGTGATAATACTCATAATTATATGGACTTTACCAATATGGATCAGACATCTCGCATGACTATGATATCAAACCAGCAAAAAACACTGGTGGCAAAATACCATGCATGCATGATAGCTACAGCGGAATATCGTAAAAACATGCCGATGGATTATTCAAAGTTTAAACTTCCTGTTGACGATGATCTTGCTGATGCAAGAGCATTAATGTATAGACCTAATGTTATTTTCCATGTATACAATGACTTACACGATAGAAAGGAACATGCTGAAATCTTCTGGACAGCAGAAGATGGAAAGACATGTCCACGACTTCTATTGCACTTTACAAAGAATAAAATATCGAGCTTTAAAGAGAAAATAGTATTAGATCTTGACCCAATCACCGTAGCTTTAAGACCTCGGGTAACTCAAGAAGCTTTAGCAGAAGCTGAAACTTTTAGAGACTTGAAAACCCAAGGACGTGCTAAACTGGTTGACAACAGTGTTGTATACTCAGCAACTGAGTATGAAGAACAAGAATATGGAGTATAAATGTCAGATGGAATAACAGACATGTATCGAAGTGGTATGATTACCAGTTCGTGGTCTAGTGGTCGTAAGAGTGACGAGCCAGTGGTAACCCCACTGGCCGTCACAGGTCACAACCGTGGAAAAAGCGGTTATAGCGGAAACGTGCACCCTGGATATATCCCCAAAACTTGGGGAGAAGAAAGAATATATCAAAACAACGATAAGTATTGCTGTAAACTACTAATCATAGAACCCCTTAAGTCTACTTCTATGCACTTTCATCTTGACAAACATGAAACAATGCTAGTGGTTGAAGGCGTTCTTGCTATTGATTATATTGTAAACAAAGAAAAGAAAACTCAAATGGTAGAAGCGTATAATGCTTTCACCATTGCCCCCGGCCTTCCACACTCACTAAGAGCCTTGGAAAAAGAAGTTAGACTAGTAGAATCCTCTACACCATCACATGATGAAGACTCAATAAGGATAAAATAAAATGGATGATAACAGCTTAGGTATCTATGTTGTAAAAGAAAAAACCTTTTACTATCTCGAATCTGGAAAAGTATACATAAGAAATACTGTCGACAGGTTAAAGAGGGTTCTGTCTCAAAGACAACTGATAGAATTTTCACAACACGATTATCTAAATACAAACGATTATAAAGTGATGTCATGCAGAGATGCAAAAATTGACGATCTAGAAATGAAAGCAATCTATGTTTCAAAACATGTACAAGAGTCAATGGAGAAGCAAAAAGCCGAAGAAAGCGAGAAGAAATCTTCCTGGGGATAAGCCATGGGTACACTTACCAAGCTTTTAGGTGAATTTAAATCACTAGCTATACTAGTATTTATTTTAATTCTATGCTTTGCTTCTGGATTCTTTCTTTCAGATTGTCAGTCTGGAAATAAGTATAATTCACTATTAACAAATTACACAGATGTTAGCGATCAACTAACTGTAAGCAAGAATAGAGTTCAATCTCTAGACGTAGCCTTGCGAGGCAAAGATGAAGAAGCACAAGAGCTTCGGAATATTATTGCTAGCTTTGAAGATCGCCCAGCTGAAATAAGGTATATAGTAAAAACAGAAACAATTATTGAGGGGAGCACTGAGGTGGTAGTTGAATTACCACCGAACTATCTTCACAGATTGGAGAATGGCTTACCAGTCGCAAGCTTTCTGCAAAGTGTAGGAGAAAATAGCAATGACGATTACCAATATGAATTTACTACATTCGACTTAACATTTAATACCAATGTGATTGTCTCTGAAGACGAAACAGCAGTCATGCTTGCTGCTACCTCTTCTCATGAGCCAGGACAAACGTATAATATACCAGTACAAAGCGTTGACGTAACCAGAATAAGAGAGCATAAAATATTTGAACCTCACTTACTGGTAGGCATGACAGTACCTATAGAGTTTGCTCCTCCCGCTGTAGATGCAACAGCATCGTTTGCTGTATCCTTCTTCCATCCTGTTGAGGAGGTTGATCTACTCGCTCCAAGAATTTCGTTTAATAATAAACAATTCAGAATAGGCTTAGATGTCGTTGGCTACAACCTTGGGCATAAAATTCCAATAATTACAGACCTTTGGGTTAGCGCAGGAACATCCATAGCGATAGGTGATCAATATCCTAGCCTAGATATCAGTATAGGGAGTAAATTCTGATCAATGATATACCATCTACTGCCGGGAAAATTTTAAATGAAGAAGACATCAGGGCCTTTGCGAAGTGTTCTGAATTCTATCATTTAGGTGGTCGCGTTCGGCAATCTTTTCCCTTGAGGGTAGTGAAGAATACAATTGAAAGACTTACTATATTACACATACGGGGGAAACTCAAAGATCCACTAAGAGACCTCCATTCAACATTATTGTCTGCGATAACAGATGAAAATAAAACAGAACAACTCCTTGAACCTCAGTTAAATAGGTATATGCATACCTGCTTACTTTGGCTTAAGGAGTTTTTTAATATATTTAGCTTCAATACATACATTCCAGTTTATGGTCCTCTTAAGCCGAAGATAAAAATATCTAAGACCCCCATGCAGTTGGACATATCAGGCGTTTACCGATCCAAAAAGAATCAAACTTTACACATCATAACTTTTGCCACATATAATAGTGAACACTCAATGATAAATGATCCGACCCTACACCTAAAGTTAAACATAATAAAACCATTAGTAAAAGAACACACAAGTAGTGGGAGACCTCAAGCGGTAATTCATTCTTTTGGCTACGGAAAGAATGATAATCTTAATTATTATTCTTTGCAGTCAGACAAGGCAGATAACAACTTCATAAAAATGATAGAACTATTAGTGAAACAAATAGAAGATGGTTATCACTTTCCAGTGATACCATGTAACCATAGATGTAAGTATAAGTCTGTATGCTTTCCTAAAAATTGGAAGAACAATGAGTAAAGCTTTTGGCACCGACTTCGTCATTATAAATGACGTTCAACAAATCTTAAATCCAAAAGTATTTGGTGGTGGACCTTGGATACACCTAGCTACAATAGTTAGGGGTTTCAAAGAGTATATGTGCTTTAAACACCAGCCAACAGAATTGGTGTACATAGAAGAGGTAGATCCAACTCATCCTACGCTCTTGAAAAAAATACAAGACCAAACAGAATTTAAAGACCTGGAAGAGTTTCTAACTCTGAGAGGCATCCTTGCAATCGCAAAAGACAAGGAGTTTAAAGTTGCAACAAAAAAGGACTAGCTGGAAAACTCAGTACCAGCAGATTGAGTCTGCTTCAGACTTTCACGAAGCAGTAAGACAAATATTTATCTCTGATCCCTTTTTTAAAAACTTAAACTGCTTTCAAGAAGTTCCCGTGTCTGCCTTAGTCGAAACTTATGGAGACAACAGGCATCATATTGACTGGTACATAGATGAATTGGGAACTGTGATAGAATTACATGGAGAACAACATTATAAGATGACTAACTTCGGTAATATATCTTATGAGAAAGCAGAGAAAGCATTTAATCAAATGAAGTATAGAGATAATCAAAAGAAATACGCAATAATTGATGCAGGCTATGAATACCGTGAAATCAATTATAAGCTAAAAAGAAAGCTCAGCTCTGAGCTTTTAAAAGAAATTATATTCCAAGGGAGTAACCATGGATAATGAGCCTACTGAGAGTATGGTAGCAGTTCCAATGTTTGAGGCGTGGTCGCCAGGAGATATTCTATATTTTGGACCATCGTCTAGATCCATTGCAGTATTTGGACAGATAGGTACAGAATTGGTACTACCAGTTATTTCCCAAATATTAGAACTAGACGGAAGAGAAAGTAGTGAGCCAATACGTATACATGTGAATACAGAAGGGGGAAGTTTGTCCGATGGCTTTGCCGTTTATGACGCAGCAAGATCTGTTAAGTCACCTATTGTGACCATAGCTACAGGGCTATGTGCTTCTGCAGGACTACTAATCCTCGCTGCAGGCGACTTGAGGCTTGCAACAGAATCAACAGTATTCTTTTACCATCAAGCAATTCTTCCATCCGATGGCTTTCAGTCTATAGCTCAATTAGATGCTACAGCAGAAGGCTATCAGATAGCACAGCAAAGTTATGATAATGTTATCATGGGTAGAAACAAGATAAAGAAAACAGTATGGAAGAAAGAGTTCGAAGGAAAAACAGCTAAATACTTTAATGCGCAACAAGCGTTAGAGTACGGTATAATTAATGGTATCATTCCAAATAACAAAAAGAAGAAAGTTCCAGGAGTTTAAAATGGCATCAAGAGGAAGAGGCGCCCGCATAAAGGGAGCAAACTTCGAACGAGAACTAGCACGGATAATCTCTGAGAAAACACCCCTGGAAGCAAGGCGTGGCCTTGCTCAAACTAGGGGTGGAGGTGCAGAAGTTTCAGATGTAGAGATACAGTATATACACATCGAGGCCAAGAGGCACAAGCGCTGTAATATCAAATCAGCACTCGAACAGGCTATTAATGATTCTAAAGTTAATGGTAAGATACCTGTAGCAATAACAAAGGACGATAGAAAAGAGATTCTGTGTACCATGTTGCTTAAAGATTGGATTGAACTGTTTAACGCTTTTATAGAAAAGAAAACCTAATGTATAAAACCCTCCCAAAAAATATGAGATCACTACCACTTACTGTGGACGGGAGGGTATTCTCTGAAGAATGGTTAAAATGTATAGGCGATCCTAAATCAGACCTAACCAAACTAATAGAAATGATGAAGCCAGTGTTTATCCACTGGGAGAAAAAACTCTTGTCATTAGACTTGAGTGATGATATAAACTATTTAACTTTGTGTAAATTAATTTCATTAGATCTTGATGAAGCACTAAAACATATTAATATTTGGATTGAGTGGGCTGTAAACACTTCGAGCATACAAGAAGAACTAGAATATATTTTCATACAAAGAATGCGAAAATTTAAATATAAACCAGCTCTTGCTAAGCCTGGTATGATAGAATATATTGTTGCTAGAGACTTCAAATTGGGTATACATCATCATATGAGATCCATAAACAGACTGGCGACCAGAGACGCTCTGTTTACTGCAGAAAGCTTGGAAGACTACGATATTATTGATGAAGTTGATTTTCCAGACTTTTTTCTGTTAGAAACAATAAAGGGAAATGACTGGAATTCATATTTATTTCATATGATCGCAAATGGTTATACATCTACAGAAAGATCTCAAATCGTAAAAATTCATAGAAGAAATCTTTATAAAGAGGAACAACAAATATGGCAATTACTAAAGCAGAAGCTATAAAACAATTAGGAACTGGCAATCTAAGCAACCAGGAATCACTCGTTAAGAAGATTCAAGGTCGTGAAGCGATTAAGCCGGTCAAGCGAACTATACCTGGTGGCAAGCATATGACTGAGTCTCTAGATAAAACTACACTACCTAACGCTGTCTATACCTGGCTAAGACACTGCAGGCACTTTACAGAAGGCACTGTATCTTTATGCACAGACTACACAGCACACAAAACTAAGAGAACTAGAGTAGTAGACTTTGATCCAAATTCAAGAAATGCTGAATGGGAACTCAGAGGAAAGCGATGGCTTGCAGAGCGAGTAGCCGAAGTACTATACATGGATAACGTCCTAGCTGTAGTAATTGAACGTGAAGGCCTCTACGGTATCTTCGATACGGAAAAAAAGTTTAACTCTAAGAGCGAAGACTGGGAGCCATACGTAGAGTTAATTCCCTTTAAGCCGCCCACATTCTAAGGAAAAACAATGAACAGAATACAAACGGAAAAACTTCTCAATAAATTAAAACGAGACCTTCGAGATGCTCAAGAGCAGCTAGCAGAAGCTGGTGACAACAGCGAACTCGAAAGAGAAGTAGAAAAACTCAAATCTCAGCTAAGAGCATCAAAGTCTCAAGTAACTAAACTTTCTAAAGAACGCGACAAGCTAAAACAAGAGCGTGACGATCTCAAGAGAGGGGCTGCTAAGGCAGAAGCTTCTCTTGAAGCTTTACTGTTGGATCAGGCCAAGGCTGAAGGTGATGAGTCAAAGTAAGTTACTAGATGAGTTGAGAAGAGAAATTCAAGCTCTAAAAAAGGAAAACGAGCAACTACAAAAGGTGCTTGCTGTCCTGCAATCTAGGTTAGACGAGAAGAAGAATGATTCTTCTCGTCTAATTTTTAGAGACTAATGATATCTTTTACTAATAAGTTTGTGTACCACCACGTACCCAAGTGTGGTGGTACTAGTGTCGAGAATGCTCTCTCAGACTACTGGCCTGTGGTGCACAATACTGGAATGAAAAAGCTCAACAAATGGAGAACTGGTGAAGTCTGGACAATTAATTTTCAGCACGCCTTACCTGAAGAAATACTAGGTTATTTTCCAGAAACAAAAGACTTCAAGTCCTTTACTACTGTTCGAAATCCCTGGTCAAGAATGGTGTCTTATTTCTATCATCTTAAAAGGCTGTTAAGAATTAGAGAAGACGTAACCTTTGATGAATTTGTTGAGATTTTAGCTAATGAAGCAAGAACCAAAGCCAGATATCAGGTGGGTCACTTTGGAAACGTCCATTGTCCAGCTGACTTTATCATGCCCTATACAGACTGGTTCTCTGAGAGGGAGCCAGACATGTACGTTCGACTTGAAGGGCTTAGTGAGGGGTTCGATGTTGTATGCGACTACATTGATGTAGAAAAAACAACTCTGCCGCACTTAAATAAAACTGACCATAAGCATTATTCTACTTACTACACTGATCGATCACTTGAAATGGTGGGCGATATGTACGAAAAAGACATACTGAAATTTAACTACTCTTTCGAAAAAAATGCGTAGAAAACCAAGAAAAAGAATTCTTCAAAGTAACAATTCTGCACAATCTGTAGTTATTAAAAAAGTATCCAGAGAATCTGCAGCTACAAAAATTCAAAGAATAAAAGAAAAACATGAACTAAAGAAGAAAAACAATAGTAGAAAATCTCTTCTAATTGTATCTCTACCACGAAGTTTATCTAGTGCAACATTTTTATTTTGTCATAAAATGATTGCAAACAAATTAAAAATAGATGAAACAAATGATATAGTCCAGAAAAACGGAGAGATACTTAACCACCTCCCCAAATTCCAAGAATTTAATACTTATATAGCCTGTCAATTAGACGATGATATTTCCTACAAAAAATATAAATCTACCTTAGACAAGTATACAAATGGATATCTTATAAAAGATGTTGTTCAACCTCTAATCGTTTCAAGATACCTAAGAGAAAATCCCAACTCTTACAATGTCTTATATATAAAAAGAGATCCTGTTGAAGTGATTCATAGAATGTGGGAAAGAAAGTGGATGTGGCCCACGATCTTACTAGACAAGAAGTACACAAGTGCGAAGATCTATGCAAAGGGTGGAAAAAAATGGA